ATGCTGCAAATGCATGCGCAGATGATGTGCACCGGGCGGAAATGGTGTGATTTCGTTAGTTTCGATGATCGCCTGCCTCCTGACCTCGCCTATTTCAAGAAGCGAATTCATTTCGATGAAGAGCTGGCGCGCGAAATCGAGTCTGAGGTTAAGAGCTTCCTTGCAGATCTGGAATCGGAAATTCTGAAAATCACAGAGCGTGCAGCATGAAACGCACACCCTTCTATCGTCGGCCCGGGCGAACCGGGCAATTCTCCGGCCTCCGCGAACGCGTTATCTGGATGATTCAGACGCGTGGCCGCCCGGTCACCGGCAGCGAAATCGCTGAGAAGTTTGGCGTGACGCTCATCGAGTTTAACCGGGTCGCCAACGGCATCACCCGCGGCTCCGGACAGATAGCGCAGATCGTTGAGTCGGAAAAGTGGATCAACGAGGACGGCATCTGCGACCGGACTTTCGACCTGGCCACGAAGCCAAAGGTCATTACGCCTCAGGGTAAATCGCGGCTGTTCACCAGGCGTGCCATAGAGCAATCGCAGGAAGGCAGGCGGCAGGAGTGCATTGAACGTGCCGCGCGCCGTAGCCGCCTAATTGCTCAGGGCCTCTACATCGACGAAATGGAGTCCATCCTATGACTCACGCTCACGACGACATCAGGGTTGGCAAACTATGCCTTCCCTTCATTGGTAACGGCTGGCTAATGCCATGGGGTGAAGTGGTCAGCAATCCATTAAAGGCGCAGCGGCTCGCTGAGGAATATCGGGAAAGGCAGGAGGCGGCATGAATACCATTCCCCACCAGGACATCAACTCCCTCATAAAGTCAGGAGCCCTTTTTGTTTCGAACCATTCTGGCGGTAAAGATAGTCAAACGATGCTGATCAAGCTTCTTGAAGTTATCCCGCCACAGCAGATCGTCGTAGTTCATGCTTCGCTTGGCGCCATGGAATGGCCCGGCGCGCTGGAACTGGCCGAGAAGCAGGCTGGGGGTTCCGGACTGCCGTTCATCGTTGCCAGGGCGCGCAAGACACTACTGGAGATGGTGGAGCGTCGATTTGAAATCCGCCCGGAGGTGCCGAGCTGGCCTTCAGCCAGCACCCGCCAATGTACCAGTGATCTTAAGCGTGGCCCTATCCAGCGTGAAGTGAGAGCCTACGCGAAGGCGAACGGTTTCAAGGTGATCGTCAACTGCCTCGGTCTGCGCGCCCAGGAGTCGCCTGGCCGAGCCAAGCGTCAGGTGTTCCGCAAGAACGAAACTGATTCCAACTCAGTTCTGACCTGGTACGAATGGTTGCCAATTCATGAGCTGAAGGTCGAAGAGGTGTTTGCCTCAATTCGCGAGGCTGGCCAGGAACCGCATTACGCATATGCGTTGGGAAATGAGCGTCTTAGCTGCGTGTTCTGCATCATGGCGAGCCGAAACGACCTGCGGAACGGTGGACGGCATCACCCCGAGCTGCTTGAGCAGTACGCAGCGCTGGAGGTGCGTACCGGGTACACGATGCATATGAACCGCATCCCGATAAAGGAGCTGGCAGCATGACCGGGAAATACACTCTTATCTACGCTGATCCACCCTGGTCTTACGGCAACACCATCAGCAACGGTGCCGCCGCCGACCACTACTCCACCATGAAACTCATCGACATCAAGCGCCTGCCTGTGTGGGAGCTTGCCGCCGAAAACGCAGTGCTGGCGATGTGGTACACCGGAACGCATAACCAGGAGGCTATCGAACTTGCTGAGGCCTGGGGATTTACCGTTCGCACGATGAAAGGCTTTACCTGGGTGAAGCTGAATCAGAACGCCGAGCTCCGCATCAACAAGGCGCTGGCCGAGGGTGAAGTCACCGACTTTTACGACTTCCTCGATTTGCTTAACGCCGAGACGCGCATGAACGGAGGCAACCACACCCGGGCCAACACCGAAGACCTGCTGATTGCTACCCGTGGCGCCGGGCTGGAACGTAAGCACGCCGGGATTAAGCAGGTGGTCTATAGCCCGCTCGGCGCACACAGCGAAAAGCCCTGGGAAGTACGCCACCGGCTGGAGCTGCTTTACGGCGATGTGCCACGCATTGAACTATTTAGCCGCAGCGCGGCGCCAGGCTGGCATCACTGGGGAAATCAGTGCGCCACCGCCGCGGTTGAATTGCTTCCCGGCTGCGCCATCGATGTTGTGAAAACGGAGGCCGCATGACGCCAGCAGCTTATTACAACGAAATCGACCCATTCGCTGCCCAGTGGCTGCGTAACCTGATCGCCGGAGGTCATATCGCACCAGGCGAAGTTGATGAAAGGAGTATTGAAGATGTCACACCTGACGACCTGCGAGGATTCACGCAGTGCCACTTCTTCGCCGGAATTGGCGTCTGGTCCCATTCCCTGCGTCTCGCAGGATGGCCTGACGATAAACCAGTCTGGACCGGCTCCTGCCCGTGCCAGCCTTTCAGCGCGGCAGGCAAAGGAGATGGGTTTGCTGACGAGCGGCACCTTTGGCCCCACTTCTTCCACCTCATCAGCGAGCGCAGACCTCAGCATGTCTTTGGCGAACAGGTTGCAAGCGGTAACGCAAACGCATGGTTCGACCTTGTACAAGCTGACTTGGAAGGAATGGAATACGCCTTCGGGCTTGTGCCGTTTGCGGCAGCGGGCGTCGGTGCGCCGCACATCAGAGAGCGGGCTTATTGGGTGGCCCACGCCTGTAGCGAATACGAATCCGCAGCCGGAAACGAAACGGGGATTACAGCACGTCTCCGGAGCAGCTCGAGTGACAGGCTGGCAAACACCAGTGGCGAACGACTCAACCGGGTCGACTCATTGCTACAGCGGGAAGAATCAGGACGGGTCATCAAAAGTGTGTTTGAAGCTGCCGGGCACAGCGTTACTGGCGGGATGGGTTACGCCGACAACTCGCGACTGGAAAGACACATCAGGAATGACAGCGCAGCGGGAAGGGAAAGAGAGGCTGGATCAGTTGCCGCGCCAGGCTTACACAGCAGGCCCCTTGAGGTTAACGGTTTTTGGCGAGATGCGGACTGGGTGTTTTGTCGAGATGGGCAATGGCGTCCAGTTGAACCCGGCACATTCCCGCTGGTTGCAAGGTTTGCCAAAAGCTTGGGACACGGAAAGTCCTCATTACGAGCAATGGCTGGACGCAACCGCACAGGCCGACTTAAGGGCTACGGTAACGCAATAAACGCACAGGCTGCGGCTGAATTCATCCGCGCCTATATGGAGGGGTTATGAAGCCAGAAACAGACAACGCCATCCGCGCCGCCTGCCGCCGCTGCACAGAAGAAATCCAGCAGGCCATGCGCAAGAAGCCAAAGCCAAACTGGAACGAAACGGTGCCTCCCATCATCAACAAGCATCACAAGAAAATAGAAGCTCTGGGAGTTAGCCTCCTGGAGTTCGTCGTCAAAACTGGCCGCCTAAATGGGCGGTTTGGAGCCGAAAAATGACAACAGAATTTAAACCCCTACCCGTCGAACGCGACCAATACGGCTACTGAACTCACCCGCTTTACGATGAATTTTGCGATGGGCGCGAGTCTATCTCACCTGATGAATTTAACGCCTGGTTGGATAAGAACGGCCTTGAGTGGAAAGTGGAGTACCGCGATGAGGATGATGTCGATCCCGATGTGGACGGTTATGACATCTCAGCGTGGCAGCCCGCCCCCCCAGCCGGTGATGGTTGGTTTGTCGGTTCAATTCACGAAACGGAAGATGGCGCCGTCTGCATCTGGCTGCGAAACGTTGGCGGTGCAGCATGAACAGAGCATCACCAGTTGATTTGAGGAAAAGCCTCGAAATCGCCAACCACCTCGCACACATCGGGATTCGCTTTGTGCCGATCCCGGTGGCGACCGAGGAAGAGTTCCAGACGCTTTCCGCCGAGCTATCGCGACGGCTTGAGCAGATGGCGATCGAAGCCGAAAAGAATGAAGGCGGCGCCGCATGAAGGCACTAATCACCCGGGAGCTTAAGGCTCCTTTTTTATTGCTGGCGTTCACCGTCAACCGAATTAACCGACAGTTCATGGAGCACTGACTATGACACCAGATACCCTTGATGCTGCAAGCGAGCTAACTCAGCAGCGAATAGAAATGGCGGTAGCCGCTCACAGACTCAACCACTCAGCAGTATCAGCAACGCACTGTGAGGAATGCGGTGATCGCCTCAGTAACGAGCGCCGGAAAGCGTATCCGGGATGCACGATGTGTGTGGATTGCCAGGGTGAGATGGAATTGCGGAATAAGCAGAGGGGGATGTGATGAAAAACAGAAAAGCCCGTCGGCTGGTTGGCGCCCACATCAATAACACTTACCGGATCAGCAATAGACGCTGGCAGGTGTGGGGTAGTAACTGGCCTTTTGTCTGGGAGCATGCGAAGCCATCACCTCGACAGAAAAGAAAGGCTAAAGAGGTTGCAGCCTACAGAGAGGAATTGAAGCGCAATCAGGAGTCAGCCAATGTTCAGAATGATATTGCCTAATTCGTGGTATGCCGATCCCCACGGTGCACCCTGCAAAATCCTCCGGGCTAACCATGAAGTCATCCACTACATCCGCAACGGTCGCACCTGCATTGCCAGCATGGGCCGCTTTCAGAACGAGTTCGAACCGCTGACCAAAGCACAGGCCGAGCGGATCGCCGCAGCACTTGAAACAGCAGAACACTTAAAACGCCTCCGCGCTATGCGGGCGGCATAAGGAGTAATTATGGCAACAATGACACAACTCGTTGAGTCAGAAATAAGTGACTTCTTTGCTATTTTTGGCAGCCCCGGCGAGCCGGTGACTATTGAGGAGGCGCAGAAAACGCTTCTCTCACGAATTTCCCCTTTGCTCAGCACCGATATGTCATGGATCAAATGCGCCGAACGTCTTCCAGAAACACATGAACAGGTTTTGGTTAACGATCTCAATGGTGAGGGCGTGCTTATTGCCTGGCGGGCTGAATGGCAGAGCGTTTCCGGCCCCACAGGAAAGTGGCAGTGGGTTTTCCAGATCGAAGGCATTGAGCATGATGACGTTCGAATCGAAGAGTGGCTTCCATACCCATCCCCTTCTGCCTGACGCAACTGATAGCCAGTTATGAGCTGGCTATTGGGTGCTAAAGCACTGCTCCGTTATCCCTTTTGCCCGGCCCAGCGCCGGGTTCTTTTTGCCTGGAGAAAACCATGAGCGACATTATTCAGCTGGTACCAAACAAATGGGTCACAGAGGAACTTTTAACTGCGACAACCGGCATGTCAAAGCACATGATTCAGCATGCCCGCCGGTCTACCTGGATGGAGGGAAAGCATTATCGCCATGTTGCCCCTGATATGGCACCTAAGCAAAACAGCCCAATCATGTATAACCGCGATGAGATAAACCACTGGATCGAGCACCAAAGCCCAGCGAAACGCCGGAGAATATCTGCTTAAATGTCCTTTGGCACATCAAACGAGGAATGATTATGGCAGCATACCCAACAGGCGTAGAAGTTCATGGCGAATCGTTACGCATATGGTTCATATATCAGGGAAAGCGTGTCAGGGAAAATCTCGGCGTTCCTGACACGCCAAAAAACAGGAAAATGGCAGGCGAGCTTCGGGCTTCAGTCTGCTTTGCGATAAAGACAGGCACATTCAATTATGCCTCACAATTCCCGGATTCATCGAACGCAGAGAAATTCAGCACTGTCAGAAAGCAAATCTCCCTACTTGAACTGAAATCGAAATGGCTCGGACTTAAGGAGATGGAGCTTAGTCTCGGGACTTTGCGGCGTTACGATTGCCACCTCACAACAACCATCGAAACTATTGGTGAGCACAGGTACATCGGCAGCCTGAACACTGAAGATATCCTTAGCGCCAGGAAGGAGCTACTGAACGGCTGGCAGAAAACCAGGCATGGACTGAATCATCCACCCAAAAAAGGAAGAAGCGTTCCTACCGTCAATAGTTATATGGCATGTCTTGGCGGGATGCTTGACTTTGCTTTCAAAAGTGGCTATCTGAAAACCGATCTGATGGCAGGCATCTCCCCGCTCGCAAAAGAAAGGCCCATTCCAGACCCTCTGACTTCTGACGAGTATCAGCGAGTGATCGCGGCCTGCCCAACCCAGCAGTTTCAGAATATGGTTATCTTTGCGGTTAATACAGGCGTCCGGCATGGGGAGCTTAGCGCATTAGCCTGGGAGGATGTGGACACTGTTAACTGGACAGTTACAGTGTCACGTAACTATTCCATGAAGGGTAACTTCACCCTGCCCAAAACCAATGCCGGGATTCGGACTATACAGTTGACCCAGCCAGCAATTGACGCGCTTAAAGCGCAGATGCCACTGACCAGAATGATGGCGTCACACAAGGTAAGCGTCAGCCTACGGGAATACAAGAAAAAGAGAACTGACGAATGCACCTTTATATTCTCCCCGTCCATTACTTCAATGAACGGCAAGAAGACAATGTGCTACGTTCCCGGGTCTATTAATTCGGCCTGGCGCACTGCCCTGCGTCGTGCAGGCGTCCGGCAAAGACGATCTTATGAAACCAGAAACACATATGCTTGCTGGGCACTGGTAGCTGGAGCGAATCCAAACTTCGTTGCGCACCAGATGGGCCATTCGTCAGCGCAAATGCTCTTCACGGTTTACGGTAAATGGATGACCGAGAATAACCATGACCAGGTGGGCCTTTTGAACGCGTCTTTTACTCAAAATGCCCCACTGATGCCCCATAGAAAAACCGCATAACCTCAAGTATCTGATTTTAAATATCAATATCACTTCAATCATGATTCATCTGGATGAGCAAGGTCGGATCGTTTGCCTTTAGCTTCCTGCCGGTAATGTTCTGTATCGCCATTCCTCTGGGTCTGGCGCGCGAAAACAAAGGCGTGGCGGCGTTTGCGGGCTTCGTTGGCTATGCGGTCATGAACCTTGCGGTTAACTTCTGGCTGACCGCCAAAGGGATCCTGCCGACGACCGACGCGGCGGTACTGAAAGCCAATAACATTCAGAGCGTGATTGGTATTCAGTCCATCGATACCGGGATCCTTGGAGCCGTGATCGCGGGGGTGATTATCTGGATGCTGCACGAGCGCTTCCACAACATCCGCCTGCCCGATGCGCTGGCCTTCTTCGGCGGGACCCGCTTTGTGCCAATCATTACGCTGGTTGTGATGGGTCTGTTTGGTCTGATCATCCCTCTGATTTGGCCGATTTTTGCCATGGGGATCACCGGGATTGGCCGCATTATCAACGGCGCGGGTGATTTCGGCCCGATGATTTTCGGTACGGGTGAACGTCTGCTGCTACCGTTTGGTTTACAGCACATCCTGGTTGCCCTGATCCGCTTTACGGAAGCAGGCGGCACCATGGACGTTTGCGGTCATTCCGTTAGCGGCGCGCTGACCATCTTCCAGGCCCAGCTGAGCTGCCCGACCACTCACGGCTTCTCTGAAAGTGCGACGCGTTTCCTTTCTCAGGGTAAAATGCCTGCCTTCCTCGGCGGCCTGCCGGGTGCTGCGCTGGCGATGTACCACTGTGCCCGTCCGGAAAATCGTCATAAAATTAAAGGTCTGCTGATCTCCGGCGTTATTGCCTGCGTGGTGGGCGGTACGACAGAACCTATCGAGTTCCTGTTCCTGTTCGTGGCACCGGTACTGTACCTCATCCACGCCGTACTGACGGGCCTGGGCTTTACCGTGATGGCTGTGCTCGGTGTGACCATCGGTAACACCGACGGTAACGTGATTGACTTCGTGGTATTCGGTATCCTGCACGGCCTGTCCACCAAGTGGTATCTGGTGCCGGTTGTGGCCGCCATCTGGTTCGCGGTTTACTACGGGATCTTCCGCTTCGCCATCACCCGCTTCAACCTGAAAACGCCTGGCCGCGATACCGATACGGCCACCAGCGTTGAACAGGCGGTGGCCGGTACCGTTGGGAAATCCGGATATAACACGCCGGCTATTCTGGCGGCGCTGGGCGGTGCGGATAATATTACCTCTCTGGATAACTGCATCACCCGCCTGCGTTTGTCGGTGGCGGACATGTCCAAAGTGGATACCAACGCACTTAAAGCTAACCGGGCTATTGGCGTAGTACAGTTAAATCAGCACAATTTGCAGGTCGTCATTGGCCCGCAGGTACAGTCAGTGAAGGATGAGCTGGCAACCCTGATGCGAACCGTCGAAGCCTGA